AGCCTTTCGCCGTCAGCGACCAGAATTTTTTAATGCCGTTAATCGCGGAGCGACTGTAACGCTCACGATGTTCAACAACACCCAGCTTTGCTAACTGCTGATACGCCTGATTAGCCGTCATCCGGATACCATGCTGTTTTAACAGCGCGCTCAGTGCCAGCGTCGGGCGGCTTGAACCATCCAGCGCGCCCGCCGGAGCATCAATGGCATATTGTGGCGCCAGGTTAGGTAGTCCCACTGCCTCCTGGAGTTTCTGACACGCGCCCAGTACCGATGAATTGGACAGGTTTAACTCTTTGCGCATAAAACCCAGCAGAATCACCCCCGCCTGCATCTTATCGGCAGCCATACCAGAAGATGTTTGTGGCGCACTGGTAATCCGATCGAACGTGCGGATCACCTTGAGATGGAAAGACGGGCTGATCCACATTGCATAAGCAAACACCAGTTCTTTGCATACGTATGTACCTTGTTCAGCACCACCGCGAACAGTATTTACTGGAGCGATACCCAAATTTTGGGTATCTCTACCGCCCTGAAAAAAGCTAACTGATTGATTTTGTTCCGAGGATGGAATTCCGCCCTCGGTGAAAAGTTGCTCAATCAGTTCACGGGTTTGCTTATTATCAAGCCAGTACTTGGGACGGTATTTCTGCTCTCCACCCGCAGCCCGGTGCAAATCGTTAAGACAATAGCGCCCATGAACGTCGCGGCGAACTTCGATACCATCAATGACCATTAAATTATTCATGCTTCTTTCTCCATTTTCAGGCGGCTGCACCCGCCCCTGTTTCAAATTTCGTGATCGTGATTTCTACCTTCCCCTTCGGGAAAACTGGTCCCCACTCCACCAGCATTCTCTTTACCTGGCTGTCGTCCTCCCAGACTCCTGCGTGAGTCAGTGCGTCGAACAGCGCTTTGTTGTAATTGTCCAAATCCCTGATCCGCTTATCTGGCGGATACAGGATGATTTCTACCGCTGCTAGTTCAGTCGATGGCTTCGGGAGACGTCGTAATTGCTCAATGATCGCCACGCAGGCAGCGCTCTGGTATTTACGACCAACAGCGCTAATGAGGTGACGACCGGCCAGCGGCCCCTTGTTAGGGGCGCGCCAGTAAGTGTTCACGCTCGGAGGGAATGGGAGTACCAGCCTCATGCAACCTCCCGCCGCATGCTGCTGACCAGTCCACCAGCAGTAGTAATGATTTCGCTGGTTGGCATACGCTCCAGCCACAGCTGGTTAATGTTCGCTTTCAGCTTGTTCTGCTGCGATGCGTCCAGAGAATCCGCCCCCTCAACCTGGTTGAACACCAGACCAACCTCAAGCGGCCAGATACGCGAATCCACATAAGGTAATACTGCTGGCGCTATAATGGGTTCTTCTTGCTCTGGCGCCGTAGTGGCTGGTGGCTGAACCTTACCCGCGGCAAATTCGACCAGTGACATGAACGCCTTCCCCTTTTCCTCCAGTTCGGTACGGCTGATGTAGCTGAAACGCTCGCCGCGCCATGACTTATCGAAGATTGCAATGGCGCCAGCAAAGAATGCACCAGTGGTCTTCTGCTTATCGTCGGCAGGGACAAACCACACGGGGAGATCGAAGCCAATACGACCGCGGATAAACATGATGTGATCGGCGTCTTCCGGCCACCACGTTTCACTTGTTGCCGCTTTAACGAGGAACACATAGCGACCGCCCTTTTCACGCATCTCCATTGTGTGATCCATGATGTGGGTCATGCCGGTGATCGCCTGCTTCTCGTGGTACTGAGAGCGGCTATAGGGTGGATTACCGAATGCGGCACCGCCGATTGATTCCAGCATTTCCGCCCAATCTTGTACCAACGCGTTATCATCGGCGGTGTACCACACAGGGCACTTAGCGTTATCGTCGTCAGCAAAGAGATCCAGCGTTAGGGGACCGAACATCGCATTAATGCCCCAAAAAAGCAGGTCTGGTGTCCGCCACTGATCGCCGACTTCTTTCAGTTCGTGTGCTGATTTGTTGCGCAGTTCTGCCAGCGCCTGGCAATATTTATTGCTCATTAAGACCCCACATAATTCCCTGACAGATACCACTCACTACCTGATGCAACAGACTTTCTGCTCTTCCGCAAACACCGTTCACGGCGCGCCAGAAAGGCGCTACGTTCCGACGGGATATGACTCTCCCGGAATGCCTCCATCCATACCGTAGCTGCACGACGGAACAACCCTCCCGACTCCAGTGTTTCTGCCTGACGTATCAGATGCATAATCACCTGCGGGTCGTTGGTTCCGACATAACAGCTCCGCACAGGTTTAGTCCCGATATCTGGCTCCTGATCCGGCTGTATGTCTGTCTCAAGAGCAAAATGCCTGCGAGTTTTACCTTCAAAGCGATGAGCAACACGCCTGCACTGGCGTAACTTACTTGTCGACTGCAGGACGCTTTTACGCGGGAAATCTGCGAAAGCATTCGCTATATCGCTGGAAGTACATCCCGGATGGGATTCAATGAATTTCTGAACGTCTCCCATAAGACTCATATCACCCCCTGAACCCTGTCGGGATCTGGCTGTAATCCACATTCCCGTAGCTGGATTTGAACATCGGATCTTCACGTCCAGGACTAGGTGCAGCAGGAACAGCCCATAACTCCCCAAAATGACGATCGGGACCAAAAAACGTGGTGGCCTGTTTCACGAATTGCGTGCCGCTGTTCCCCGTTGCAGATACCCATCCCGCATAACGCTTTACGCCTTCCAGCATGGTTTCAGCATTTACCCCCTCTTTCAGACGGGCTTTCCAGGCTTTGTAGGCTGCTGATTTTGAATTTCCACCTGCACGTTTTGGATATGCCAACCAGGCCTGCTCGAACTCAGGTGAATATTCCTGCCGGGCAAAACAGACTGACGAAGACGCGTAAGCAGATGCGCCAATGGTTTTTGATTCATTGACTGGTTCTTTGACTGGTTCAAAAGAGTGACTGGTTCTGGGTGAATCTCCTTCACTACCCCCTGGTGCAACTCCTGCACTACCTAGTGAATTTGCTGCACCAGGTAATGAATTATTTGCACTCCCCCCTAGTGAATCTCCTGCACCATCCAGATGAAGGAGATAGATATTACTTGAGTTACCTTTTTCACCTTTCCGGGTGACTTTTTTTACCAGCCCGGACTCACAAAGGGCCGCAATATGATTCATCACAGAACGTTTGCTAATCTCGCACTGGTCAGCAATATGCTGGTAGCTGGGCCAGCACTCACCCTGATCGCTGGCATTATCAGCCAGCTTGATCAGAACCAGTTTTCGCAATGGATTACCCACTCGAATTTTCATCGCTTTAACCATCAGCTCCATGCTCATGCAGCACCTCCGAGATGCTTCATGTTTTTGCCGGAACGAAAGGCAATAAGAGGCATGTTGACGCGGTAATTACGCCCAAGAGGCTCACAGACAACCTTCTGACATTCGCGATCGACCAGGCTAATACGCAGAACGTACCCTTCTGGTGTGCTGTACCACTGTCCTGGACGAGGGCAATGAAAACGTTGGCTGGTGAACCGCTTAAAAATATTCCGGATCATTTGCGCCCCCTTACCTCTGAACGGTTCAGTGTCATATTGATAAGGCTCGCAAGCGCCACAGCGTCATTGATGCGGTCGTACAGGCTTACGGCCAGCGGAGATTCCGCTTTTTCCAGCATGGGATAAAGCTGCTGTAACCAGACCTGATGAATGGATGAAATGTAGGAATAAAGAACGCTGGCATTATGTGCTGCATCGCTCAGCACCGATGGAATTGAAAGTTGTTTCTCCATCTGGTTAAAGGCATTGATGTATGCCTCTTTGAATTGGGCGGCGCGTTTGCCCGTAAAACCCATTGCCAGGAACGCAAAACCATCGCGGGTGATTTGATAGCATGGGAGTTTGCGGGTACCGCCGTTGGGCTGATTTATTGAAATCGATGTAAACGCAAAATTGCGTTGACGAAATAGAGTGGAACATTCGAGAGATTCTATTTTACGGATAACATCAGCGTGACGCTTGATGAAGTAGTCGGCAACAGCCAGGGAGGAAGTAACGGCTTGGCCGTTAATAATTCTAATTTCAGGTTGAGCGAGGGTTGGGACAGTAGCCATAGTGGCAGCCTCTATGTTGAATTCAATGAACTCACCACCAAGGCTTTCCACGACCTTATAGGTGGTGAGACGTACAGGGGTGGAAATACCGGTCAACATAGAACCCGGCCCAGCCGAAACTGGCCCTGCACGCCCCACCATAATTTGGGCGTAGCAATGCTCATGACAAGAAAAAACCGCATGAGCGCGGTTGTGCTCTATATTGAATTCCGGGTTTCCACGCCCGGCACCCGCTTTATGAGGTGCCTGAACAGTGTAACGTCCCGGAATTGCAGAATCAATGTGTTCCTGGCGCTTCACAC